CTTGAGGGTTTGAAGGCCTACAAAACTGATCTTGAGTATAAGGTCGTTCCCGATTTGGAGGCCATCGTTTCGTTGGCCACGAAACCGTTTCGGGAATTGTCGGCTATGGATACTCGCGATATCTTTACCAAAGAGGAAGCTGTTTTGGGAGTCGAGGGGCTTAAGATTAAGTCCATTGCGCGTTCTACTTCCGCAGGGTACCCTTATGTACTTGATAAAGGTTCCGGGAAGAAGGCTTTCTTCGGGGATCTGGTTGAGTTTTCTTTTGACTCGCCAGAGTGCGTCGCTTTGTTCGACCGTGTTGACTTTATTGTCGATTCTGCCAGAAGGGGTGTTCGTTTGGCACACATTTTCACCGACTTTTTGAAGGATGAGACCAGGCCGCACGCCAAGGTTGATGCGGGAGCCACTCGCGTTATTAGCGGTGCTCCTTTGGATTATGTTATTGCTTTTAGGCAATACTTTGGTGCTTTTATGGCTTCGATGTTCAGACATCATACCGATTCTGGCATGTGCCCCGGTATAAATCCGTTTTGTGAATGGTGGAAGCTCGCTTCCAACCTTTGCTCTAAAGGACCCAAGGTTTTTGATGGCGACTTTAAGCGTTTTGACGCTTCGGAGCAACCTTACATTCATTACGCCATTCTCGATTTCATCAACCGTTGGTATGATGATGGAGCTGAGAATGCTCGAATTCGTGAGGTTTTGTGGCTTGAACTTGTCAACTCGCGCCACCTTGGAGGGGATGGCAGAGATCAATCACACGTTTACCAGTGGAACAAGTCACTACCTAGTGGTCACCCTTTCACCACGCCGGTTAATTCCCTCTATTCTCTTATCACCTTGACTGCTTGTTACGTTAAAGCTACTGGTGATTATGTGAATATGTGGGACCGTGTTTACATTGCAACCTTTGGCGATGATAACATCACAAATGTTTCGGATAGTGTTTCTGACGTTTTTAATCAGGTCACTGTTGCCAGAGACATGCAGGAGCTTTTTGGTCTCACTTACACTTCTGGTAGTAAGGATGGTTTGCTTAGGCCTTACACTACCCTTGAGGAATGCACTTTCCTTAAGCGTAGGTTTGTTCGCAACGATTTGGGTTCAGGTGGGTGGATTGCACCTCTTGAACCCTCTAGTTTCTTGTACATATCCTATTATTACCGTAATAATCGTGATATGGTTGGGGAAGTTAAAAACAACTTGGAGAACACGCTTGGTGAGCTTGCTCTCCATGACGAAAGCATGTGGAACGAGTACTTCCCTCTCGTTCGTCAGGTGATGAGTGACATGGGTCGCGTCCCTGATTTTGAAAGCAGAAGCGCTTATCGTGACATGATGAGCGCGCGATTGGACGCATGGTTTTAACAGCTTATATACGGAGTCTCGCGTGTGAAATGATTGAACACATGGCACGCGAGATTTGACAGGAAGGCATTTCACCCTTGCTTTTTAGCTTACTACTCAGACCGAGTCAGAGAATTGTGTTCTTGCGGTAAGTTTTGAGGCTGGCTTCCGCAATATTTGTCTCGCTACACAACATAATGAAGATTTACGTGACACTCTTAAAGAGTGCAATGAAGTTGAAGGGTTATCTTTAAACCCTGTTCCTGAGAGGTTGGGTGTTACTGACATTTCCAACGAGGCTTGTGAGACTGTTGAGATAGGTGTTAAGTCAAAGACTGGTTTTATAGTGCCCACTGCTGGCTACCAGGACCTTTTGGATTACTTGGCTCGACCACGTTTGATTTTGTCAGGTCCTTTGCCCATTACTCGGGGTCCTATTAACATCTTGGATCTTAGTCGTACCAGTTTATTTTCTTGGTTTCCCAGTTTACAGACTAGGTTGGGTGGCGTTCACGGCATAAGATTTACTACGCGTTTTACGCTTATGGTTGCCAGCACACCATTTCAGGCTTCTCTTTTGTGTCAGAGTTTCCAGTATGGTATTGCTTCTGGTATTACTAGTGGCATTTATACAAGGGCTAATAATTCCGCTTATGTTACCAATTTACCACACGTTAAACACGACATTTCTGAGACTACAATGTCCGTTTTAGACGTTCCGTTTCTTTATGTTCAGGACTTCATGCCTTTGTATACTGGTCTTAACACAGATGCTTCTTCCTTGGGTGCAGTAGGTAGTTATGCTTTGA